CTTCCGCATTTCCACTTAGAGAAATTGCCGAGCCGCCACTTGAGCTTTCGCTAGGAGTGCGGGAAAGCGTGGTTCCACTAGCGGTGTAAGTCCCAAGACCGATTTCCCAATTCACGCCGTCTTGAATCGTGTACCTGACTTGATCGCCGTTACTAACTCCCGCCGCAGAAAAACTTTGGTAGCCTGAAAGAGCAGAACCCAGAGTTATTGTACCAGTACCCGTGGTACTGGTGGACATTTTTGCCCTGTTCTTTAAAACAGCCATAGTCGCACTCGCTTATGCTATGCGGATAATTGCGTTACTCGCGTCCGCTGTCGGGAAAACAATCTGGAAATCCCCAGCCGAGGAAGATTTATCTGAACCAAAGTCCAAAATCACGACGGAGTTGGTCGTTCCAGTTGCTGCTCCCGCAGTAGTATTGTAGATCAAAGCACCACGCGCTGTAATCGTAGCTGACGTAAACGTTAGATCCGAAAAGTCTGTCAATGCCGTAGTGCCCGACGATGTAGGCGTCACATTCACCAACGTTCCGCCACCCGCGCTATATGTGCCTGAGTTACCAACCTCGTTTGAGCTTGTGTAATCAGTTGTAGCTGCGTTAAACGAGGCGTTATTATCATACAAGGCGAGCTTAAATGTGTCGCCAGTTCCGTTCGTAAAGTTGTGCGTAGCGGTCATCAATTCTTTCTTGAAAGACGTACACATGTAGTTTCCACTAAAGGCCATTTAAAGTCTCCTTATCAATTCTGCCAGTTCAGGGTTGCCAGCATCTTTAATCGCATTATACACAGTTGTCCTATCACTGTGAATAGCTTGTCTCAGGTAGTACGCAATGACTGTTTCCACATGACGGGAGAAAGCCTTTGCTTGTTCTTGGATCGCTGGATGGGCAGAATCAGATATCGAAATAATCTTTTCTACACATTGCTCTGCAAGCTCGTCTGGGTTAAACCCGCGATTACTTGTTGTTCGTACCGATACTACCGCGTCTTTGCGGGGTAAGTCAAATGCTGCTAGTGTCATTGTTTCGCCCTTATAACTTTACCAGTGCGATATTCGTCCGTAGTTTCCTTGGCTTCACCCAAAAGTTTAATCCCCAGTATCGACTCCTGAAACCTCTGCGTATACATCTGCATAACGTCGGGCTCGCCCTTCATATAGATGTAAGCCTCAATCAATGCGCCATACAGCAAAGCCATTTCAGCGTTTTGACTTAACCACGTTGTACCACTATCATCTCCTTCGGTTATACTCCGAGGACGATAAAAATAATGAAGCTCCGCCGTATACGCCGCGTTAGGCGTCGGGGCCATCAAAAAGTTATCAACATCGAACTGGCAATAATACTTCGGCTCCCCCGTAGTCGTGGGATCCGGGGTGTACGTCTGCACAAAGCTCGGATCTTTAAATTCCACAAAAAACTTGTCGCCGTTTGACCCGGTCATACTTAACGAAAACGGAGCAAGGAAGTCCGCTGGCACTTTAATATATTGAGCGGCGGCGCTGCCCGAATTAGTCGTGGCAGTAGCGTTTTTCCGGAACAAACTTAACTGCACACTTTTAAGTATTCGCTCCTCAGACAGCCGAATAAACAACGGTATGTTCGTTACATACCCTGCTTCTTCGTACTCAGTATAATCCTTAATAGCCTGCTTTAGCTGCCCATATGTCATCGTCATGTGTTGATCTCCACTGTGCCTACCGAACCCACAGCTACTAAATTGTTGGGCGGAGACAAGCCTTCTTGGTAGTTAAACCCCACCGGATTCCATCCCCACTGTAAAGCGCGTTGTTCAGCCAGACCACTTTCCGGTCTAGGGTTACGCAACGCTTGTGGGTCAGGGCCAACTTTTGGAGGATATAACTGCGGGTGCTTCGGCTCAAACTCATCAGGACCAACCTTGGCACCCGTCCACTCCACCTTCATCTCACGAAGACGGTAACGGCGACCTGACCGATCCGATATACCCCAAGCATTTTTCCCGCTAGCGTATGCCATTAAACCCTCAAATACCTAGCACTTGGCTGTAACTTCAACGGAACTCGGTCCTCGTCTTCTTCCGCGGCACGTTGAAACTCTTCTTCATACACCGCTTTTAATATCTGTATCCGTTCCGGAGCACGTTTCATAGAAAGGTAGTAGGATAAACCAGCAACCATACAAGGATAAAAACGGAAAGGCATATCAGTAGTGTTGACCAACGCATCGGCATCCTCGATCCTTTGAACATAATAGTAAATTAACTGGTCCGTAGAATTTTCAGGTGTTTGCCACAACGTTATAACAGAGTCGATCTGCCTGTTGAAGTAAAACTGTGACGGACGGCCTTGATCAGTCTTGTTCGGAAACGTCAGATAATCGCCGCGACTAATACGCTCGACTTCGTAATCCGTCCCGTCCCTGCGCAAAACCATCTCCAACATATCAACGACATCCGCCGTCAACGTATAGGTGGATGTGCCTTGCACCAAGTCAGTCGTACCTTGCGCCACGGTCCAGAGGTTTAAACCTCTGTTCGCCCAGTCCGCAAACATCAGGTTCAAGGACCGACGCGCTGTCCGCGCATCATACCCAGTGCGAACCTCTAGTCCGCACCGCTCATACGCCTCCTCGATTATCTCACCGACATCGAGGTTAAAATCTCTTGATCCTGAAGTTGTCATTATCTACACCATCTTTGTGTCACGAACACCGCGACCCGACATTACACAGCCGCCATTTTTGTAGCCTTTCTTGACCATGCCGCCGCCCATGTAGCCGTTCAACATGCCGCCGTTCTTCTTTTCGATGACACCACGACCAATCAACACATCTTTTTTAGTGACTTTTCCGTCTCCGCTAAGATCTTTCATAGCATACTCCTTCAGTTATCAAAACACTCTTACCAAGCCACCACTGGCTTTCCAGTTGATACGCTTCGAAGACTTCTTCTTTTTCGCCGCGGACGTACACTGTGCCATCGTTGGACGACAGGCTGGATAACTCTTGCGCTTTTCGCCCTTCTGACGACCACAGGGCTTGCCCGTCTTACAGTCAACCCAACCCTTCCCGTCATTCTGGGAAAACCATTTGCGTAATGAGTTGTCCTTCTTCGCCATCAGTAGTTATTCGTCTCTTTACGACGCCCCTCTATAACTCCGCCGCAGCCGTAAGCAATATAGCCGCCGTCCTTCATCTTCTTCTTTACAGGGCGCTTACGTTTCTTAGAAGATTCGCCCCAGTTTGCGGCTCCCACTTTTCGACACTTGGCTGCCGCTCCGCTTGCGTATGCGCTGGGCCACACCTTGTACCGAGCTTTGACCTTCTTTGCGCAGGCGTCGAGCTTTTTCTTTTTCTCCGCCATTAGTTTTCCCCTCTGGCGGCTTGGTAATTTGAAAAGGTATTTGTCCACGACTTATCAAGGCTAGCCTGCCTTTCTGTTAGTGTAGTTACAGCTTGAACCAAGTGGTCCATTTTAACATTCATAACCTCGGTGCGTTTATCTACCGTAATTAAAGTACTCACCATCCAAATAAGCCCTGCTGAAGCAAGCGCCAAGAATGTCCCCACAACCATGTTTAGAATACTCTTATCCACGTCTTTATCACCACATCTTGCACGACCAGTAACGGGCCGATAGTTTATCTAACTTCTTCGTATCACAACCGTGCCGTGCCCGGAAAGACTTCCTGCGCTTGGGATCCGACTTCTTGATCGTCATGTTGGCATCGCCAAAACGAATGATCTTCTCCTTGCCGTCCTTACAGGCCTTCACAACAGACTTCTTGCCGCCAGAAATCTGACGCTTGGGTTTGTTGCATGCCATCTTGGACTTGTCGATCTTAGGCATTAGAGTGGTCCCGCTTTCTGAATATACAAAAGGTCGAACGCCGCTGAAACACGAAGGTCTGCTTGAAGGCCCGAAGCTACAGCTCTGTACTCGATATCCGTCTTTTCAGGAATGCGAACAGGTATAGCATACGACAAGGTAATCGGGCCCTGCTCTACAGAGAACGTCTCTTGGGTACGAAACACGCCCCCAGGTTCTCTAGTAATAAGCCGGATGTTTCCGAATTTGTTGTTTTGTTCTGTTAAAACCGTAACATCAAGCTGAATAATAAAACCCTCGTATCCAGCAGGCACCGTCCAAAGCGCCATCAACGTCTGATTGTCCCCGTTGATATATGCGTAAGTGGTTCCACCATTCGCCACCGTTACTGCTCCGGCGGGTTCTTGTGAACCTGCAACAAACCCACGATAAACACGAAGAAAAGACTTGGTTGTTGTCGCAGTGCCAGCACCTGCCAAGGTAACAGTTTCAGACTGCTCGTTGTAGTCCGCATCCAACCCAGAAATAGTTATAACTACACCATTGTCTGTGGCTCCGGAGGCACTGGCAACTGTCATAATCAACGCTGAAGACGGGTACACATACAGTCCACCGCCCTCCCAGACTGTTTCTTCTACGTTCTGCACAACGGGGTTTACACCGAACTTAAAAACATGCTTGTGCCCAGGGATTTGACCCCTGGACACCTGGAGCTCAAACGGCTCAGACGTTCCGACCTGTGATATAGAGCGGATTTCGTAAGCCACACGACCCCCTAAGACAAAATAATTGTCAGTTGGTTTGCGGCCCCTGTAAAGGCCGAGACATAAACACCTTCAGAGGCAATGATGCCATCGTCAGGAATGTTCATGACATGGTGCCCCGTAGGGAACGTCTGCGTGAGCAAAGTGCTCCCAGATGCGCCACCGTTTTTAAGAGTGAACGCGCCCGCTGCGGCAGCATATATAACTACCTGACGGAGACGAGAACGAGTGGGCCCAACAATCGCAGCCGTTGTGCCTTGAACCCAATTATATGCGGTTACTGGACCTGCCATTTAAGTTCTCCTATTAGCTAAGTGCTGCGCCTACAGCAGTTACCCAAGCAGCGCCTGTGTTGATAACAATGCAATATTCGTTGTTGCCTGCGCCATTGTCGCTAACTATGTAAACTGTTCCAACAGCAACGTCACCGAAAGCTGGCAAGTTTGCAGTTGTAACTACAGGTATTTGAAAACCGTTGTTCGAACGAACGGGTCCAGAAAAAGTTGATAAAGCCATGTGAATCTCCTGTCGTGGCTAATGTCAGCCGCACCATGCGACTGTCAGGGATGCCTAAACAATACAGAAGAATAAAAC